CTGAACTGTGCATTTAAAGGAGTGAGTGGTCTACAAACACTGACAGGACAAGCATCAGTGTACGGTACGCACTGGTCAAATAGATTTATTGGCAAGTATAGAAATGAGTTAATGTTGAGCATGAATGAACCAACAGTTGAAACAGCCGGACAATTTACCATGGTCAGCGGTACCGCAAAGTTCAACTCCAGTGGTGGCATCTTGATGGGAGTCATCGGCAATCAAGCGATATGGGAAACACCACATTACGTTAAAGGTTACACCGCATTCGAGAACATCGCACCCACAATGAGTGGTGGAACAATAGGTAACTATACGCTTGAATATGCCTTGGACACGGGCAGTGGCTATGGGGCATGGAAGACCTTGAGTGCAGCGAATCTCATTACGGAAGTGATTAGCCCGACTGGTTTCAAGATGAAAACGAGAATTACTACAAACATCACGAATACTACAGCGATAACCTTTGTAAGGGTGTATATGCAAAGCTCATGGGTGGTGATGAGTGAAAATACGTATCCGCTGGATACGATTACATTGACGCTGAGTGGCTTAGTGAGTGGTAGTGACATCGTTATCCTAAACGCAGGCACAGAGGTTGAGCGTGTGAATGTAGATAGTAACAATGCTACGAGTTACAACTACGTTTATGAGACCTTAGGCAATGTGGACATAAAAGTTTACAAAAGAGGCTACATACCTTTTTCAATTATGAATTACCCACTAAGTTCAAGCAATGCAAGTTTACCAATCGCGCAAGTATCAGATAGAAACTACACTGAATAGGAGATAAAAAATGGCAAAAATCACGACACCCGACTTACTTAACGTAGGAACGGAGCTAACAATCGACACAAGTGCTAAGACCTTCACGCTAAATCAAGCGGGTAACTTAGTTTACAAAGATGGTGTAACGCTTCAAGCGTTGTACTCAAAGTTTATCAAGTTGTGGGAGAGCAGTGCTTACAATAAGTTTCCTTTTCCATTTTATGTCATCGATGCAAAGTCAGGACAATTTCAGATTGGAACAGATGGCGGTACATTTAACGGATGGAAGCCCGCAAACGACACCACACGTCAAGCATTAAGAGATGGTGGGTGGTCTGAGTATTTAGCCAATGGTACGCTTGACCGTCAGTATGTGGGCATCGTTTCACTTGGTGACGTAAGCAGTGGCGCACAGCTTTACTACCAACGAGATGCAGCGGATGCGCCTTCTAACTTCACCTTTACGGATGAAGTAAACGAAGGTATTTTAGTTTATCAAAATGGCTCTTTAGATAAGCGCAGTTACTTTCAAGCGTTCGTGCGAGAGTATGGCAAGAAGTACAAAGCTTCTACACTTGCAGATACGGGGCAAAGTGCCACGGGTGCTTACACAGTAAACGTGCTTTTATCCAACGAGGATGACCTAAAGATACAAGCAAACGATGGGGAGATGACTAATGCTCCTTATAGTGGTGTGGATGTGACCTATTTTGGCACAGACCAAAACAAGACCATCGGTGGTGGGTCGTATCCGTTTAGGGTTATTGTAGATGGTAATAATGCCACGCTAGAGCAGATTTATACCAAGTGTCAGTATTTGCTACGCCAAGACAGCGACATTGATGCGGGGGCTGGCAGTGTTATCGGTAAGACCGCAAAAGAGTTGTGTTACTTTGTGGGTGATACCTTGGTGACTACGCAGGGCGTGTTTATAGAGAACATCCAAGCCAATGACCTAAACCGCATCGAGTTCTACGACCAAAACAGTGTAAAAAGAATTTATCCGTACAGTTCAGCGGCTACGATTACCTTTAACGCGCCTTTGGTAAATGGTGGCACGGGCTATTATCGCATGTTCTTTGCCGATACGGTTACAGGTGACTATGGTGCAGACACAGCGATTACCGTGAACGATAAAGACGGCACGCCTATTACTGGAGTGATTTCAAGTTCTAGCATTAGTTTCACGTTTGACTACTCCAACAACACCCAAGGTGGCAGAACAGCGGGAACAGATGCAAATATCGTACTTGTTGCAGGTAACGCTGGAAATGCAAAGCCAGTGGTTGTAAACGGTACGATTACACAAGCCAAAGGGATTTCGTTTGGTGCGGTCGCTGAAACAGATAGGGCAGCACTCACATGATATTCGATGGAGCAACGAAACGCATCATCTTAACAAGCTCGTCCGTATCGGCTACGCAGATATGGACGGAGTATATGGTATGGCTTAGTGATGATAGCAATAATGCACGTTGGGGCTTAGCAATGACCCAAGTGGGCGGAGATGATTTAGGTGGTGGATTATATATCCCTATCTACATTTTCTTAAAGAGTGGTTGGAAGGTACGACCCATGGAAGCCTCTCACGCGCTTGTCATCACGGGCAACTTGTTTACCGAGGATGGAAGCACGCCTTTGGTGAACACCTTGGGCAACTTCAACGTCATTGCTCAATACACCGTACCAGTGCAAGCGCAAGCAATGGCAACGAGTGGTGGAACTGGCTTAACGAGTGAGGAACACGAAGCGATACTTATGTCGCGCAAAATCCTCTCAAACTCTAAAGAGATAAAAGACAATCAGCTCACCGTTTATGATGATGACAATTCACCTCTTATCGTTTGGGATTTAAAAGACAAAAACGGAAACGCTACGGAAAACAGTGTCTTTAAAAGTGAGCGCGTATGATAAGTATAACCTTTGGACTTGGTGCTAGTGGAACGAGTGAGTTTTTTCCAGAAAGTGACTTTAGTGTCATTTTGGAAGATGAAGATGTCATAAGCCTTTTGGAAGATGACACTTTGAACGCGGAAGTAAGTGAAGATAGTATTATAATGGAGGTAGTAGAATGATTACGACAAAACAAGATTTTACAAGGACAAAGGGTGATAGCTACCCTATTAAAATCACGCTCAAAAAGAGTAAGACTGAAGCATTAGATATAACAGGGGCTACGGTCACAATGAGGGTTATGTTTGATGTACTTACATCGTTTACAGCAAATATTATAAATGGAGCTGGTGGTGTGGCTGAGTTCATATTTACAACGTCTACTTTTGCAAGTGTTGGAAGCTTTAAATATGAAATCGAACTTTTGACGAGTGGAGGCATTGTTTACACAGTTGCTAATGGTGCAATTAAAGTTGTTGCTGACTTGGGATAAAAAAGGAGATAGTTTAAGCTATCTCCAATATTTTTTTAACCGTTGAATGGCAATAATCTATTGTGTCAAATACTTTGTTCATTTGACCTAGACTTGCCAACTCCTCTTCTATTTCGTATTGAATCTCTCTGATATGCTTATAATCCATAGGATTAAATGTACGCTTCTTACCACGCATCTGTTCATAATATTCACTAAAGAACGATACACTACAGAGCATTAGGTCTATCTCAGTTTCAGGGTATTCCCTAGTTATAGCATTTATCTCATTAATCATATCATCATGTAAGTCTTTGTACATTAACACAATCTTAGTAACTCTATTATAGATAAACTTTAAACGAGGTGGAATATCACCTCCATTCTTATCTATCACATTAGTTAAGTAAGCAAATCCGCTGAAAATAACAAGTGCTTCATTAAACTGTACTGTTCTCATGTTAAGTCACAAATCAGTTTTTCGAGGTAATGAATCGCCTTTTGCAAGTCCTCTTTCCTATCGCCTTTTCTCCTTAATAGGTACTTTAAAGCGTTTCCCTCATAGTAATTGAGTCCGTACTCATCGACAATATCCCATACTTGAAAGTTATAGTTTTTGTAGTGCGTGCCTCCGACTTGTTTTTCCATGATGTCTTTTGGAATTGGCGGTATGTTACTCATTTTGAATCTCCTTCGTATCCATCGCATCCAATTTCTTCTTCATACTCACACTTCGTACACTTCCACACCGTACGCTTGCTATCTGCGTAGCGGATTATGGTTAGTTTGCCTAGACATATCAAACATTTATGAACGTAACTCATAATTTTCCCTCCAATGTTTTAGTGCTTTATCAGCCCAATTTGTTGCTGTATCAAATGCTCGACATCCAACAGAAGAAGCAACTGCGTTAAACGTGGTAAACCACAACTCTTTATCTGTCATCTCTGTCTTTTCCCAATAGTGATGATGTGGAAGCTTTGTTGGTTTGAAGTTTCTTTGAGCCCATCTTTCTCGTGTCATAGCTTCTCCTTATCCGTAGAACCAAAGCCTTTCTCACCACGCTCACTATCACTCAACTCTTCAACAACCTCAAAGTATTGCATCGGTGTTGCAATGACACACGCTTGGGCAACCTTTACGCCTCGTTCAATATCGAACACTCTGTTGTGTGAAGTAAGCTTGATTACAACCTCACCTCTGTAAGTGCTGTCTATAACACCCGTACAGTTTGCTAAAGTCACACCATATTTAAATCCATGACCTGAACGTGAGAATACAAACATCGTGTAGCCATACGGTATCTCAAACGCTAAACCAATCGGCACAGTGGCGTTTAGAATGCCATTGTTGTATTCCCAACTCACATCACCGGTGGCGAAGAGGTCGAAACAACTATCTCCATCGTGAGCGTATCTTGGAAGCGCAGCTTTTTCGTTTAGT